CGGCAACGTCTCCCCGCATTTTTTTGGAGTACACCATGAAACTCGAAACCTCGATCCGGCCGCGTAAGGATGGCACCGTCATCGCCAACCTGCCCGACAAGGCCAAATACGAATTCAAGCCCGGCACCGATGGCGCGCTGGAATGTGACGTCGACAACGACGCGCATGCTTCCTGGCTCATTGGCACCGGCAACTTCTACCCGGCAGAAGCCGCGGACTTCGATGAGGCCGCCGAACTGCTGAGTGCAGAAGCCAAGTCCGAAGCAGAAGCCAAGGCCAGGGCCGAAGCCGCTGCAGCAAAGTCCAAGGCCAAGGCAGAAGCTAAGGCAAAGGCCGAAGCTGAAGCGCTCGCCAAGGCAAGATCCAGCGACAAAGCGGCGCAGTAAACCATGGCTGGCTTGTCTGGAATCGCCCAGCTTGTGCGGATCGCTGTTCCGGGGTGTCCGGAGCCGCTGATTAACGACGCCATCATCGATGCGTGCATCGAGTTCTGCCGTCAGACACGCGCTGTTACTGAGGAAGTCGGGGTATTCCCCATGGCTGGTGATCCGGTCGCCACCATCCCGGTGTCCGAGTTTGTGCGTGCTGCGCGTGCGCAATGGGTAAAGCGTGGTGATGAGCCGCTCACCAAGTCCAGCAAACCTGAGTTTGATGCCAGTCCGTACCTGCATACGGGCGGCACGGCGAGCCATTACTACCTGGACGACGGCGCCTTGGTGCTGGGGCCGGTTCCTGAAGTGGATGACGAACTGAGCGTTTCCGTGGTGGTGGAGCCGCGGCTTGGCGTCACCACCATTCCGGACGTGCTGCAGGATGAGTGGCGCAAGGAAATCGCTGCCGGCGCCAGGGCGACCCTGCTGGACATACCAAACACGAAATGGCGATCGCCCAACGATTCGCTGAAGGCCGCGGCTGAATTCCAGAACGGGATCGACAAGGCCATCCTGAAGCGAGATAGCGGCGGCGCTGGCTTCGTGCCGCGCGCAAACCCGACGTGGTGCTGAGTTAGGCCATGGACTTTTCCGCCGATCCATACTGGGACAACGTAAGTGTCCTCCTGCAATTCGACAGCGGCCAGCGGAATTTGGGATGGATAGCCAACCTGGCAGCCGGCTGGTCGTCGGTTTTCCGCACTGGAACCGTTACCAACAACCCGGTTTCAACGAGTATCTACAAGTGGGGCGACGGCTCCTTTTACAACAACGGAACCTCTACCTACAAGATCTACGATGCCACCATCGGCGCCGCCGGGACGGACTTTGGAACGGGTGACTTCACCTTAGAGTTTTGGGTGTACCTCAACGCCAACCAATTGGTCGATTGGGCGCAGTTGATGGGATCGTTGGCGCAAGGAACGGCCGGAGGGTTCATGGTGTTTATGAACACCAAGGCTATGGTGCCGTCACCCATCTATTTCAGTGACTCGCAGACTTCGACATGGCTTAACACCGGGAACGTCTCGCAGAACGTCTGGCACCATATTGCGGTTACTCGCGCGAGTGGTGTATCCAGGATGTTCCTGGATGGCGTACAGGCTGCGACGCACGCTGTCGTCTATAACTTCACCGCCTCCAAACTTGCAGTTGGGAGCGCCGTAAATTCGGTGTCACCCTTCAAGGGCTACATCGACGACATCCGCATCACGAAGGGTGTGGCCCGCTACACCGCCGACTTCGCGGTTCCTACAAAGGCCTTCCCCCGTGGCCCGGTATCTGTCGACACGACCAGCTACGACGAGCATTACGAAAGCGTGGTGTCGCTGTTGCACCTGGACGGGCCGGCTGGCGTGCCAACGGCAAACTCTATCCGGGACGAAACCGGCAGAGCATGGACACCTAACGGTGTGGTCAGCTTGGACACCGCACAGTACCGATTCGGCATTTCCAGCCTAAGCGGCGTAGGATCAAGCGACAGGTGGATCTCGACCCCGCACAAGTCTGACCTGAGTGTCGCTACTGGTGATTTCACCATCGAGTGTTGGTTCCGCCTGAACGAACTTGGGCGGATTCAGACGTTCTCGAACAAGCGTGACGGAAGCGGAGCGGAGGAGCATTCCTTATACGTCACCGCCTCGAACACCATAGCTGCGGCGCTATTCGACAGCACTCCAGTTTTCAATGGGGCTGGTACCACCACGGTAACTACTGGGGTCTGGTACCACGTCGCACTCTGCCGTTCCGGAAACACCTGCTATTTGTTCCTGGACGGTGTGCTGCAGTATTCGGCCGACCAGTCCGCCCCGCCCGCTGGGAACACGGCTCCGCTCTACATCGGCAAAGACGGCTTCGTCAACTACACCCGCGACCTCAACGGCTGGATAGACGAGTACCGTTTTACCCGGGTGTGCCGCTACACAGCCGACTTCGCGCCACCTACCGCCGCGTTCAAGAACCGCCCACTGATCACGGACTACACGCCGGTCGTGAACACCTACGACCCTGACCCCTATTTCGCATCGGTGACTGTGCTGGCCCACGCCAACAACGTGAACGCTACGGACAACCAGTTCGTCAACGAAACCGGGCTTGGAAACTTCGTCGAGGAACTCGGCATCCCGTTCATTGCCTCTGGCAAAGGCAAGTTCGGCCACGGCGCCTACTGCTTCGATGGCTATTCGATCGCCAAGTACAAGGACACCGGAACCGTCGGGCTTGGCGCCTTCGGAACCGGCGACTTCACCATAGAACTGTGGGCGAAGCTCATCAACAACGGCGTAGTGCCAGGAACCTCCTGGCCGCGCCTGCTGGCCACGTCAGACTACCAGGCATCTCCGGCCGGGTGGTACATCTCGATCAACGCCAGCGTCCCAAACTTCCGTTTCGAGCGGTCGCCAGCGTCGACGTTTTTCAATTTCCCAACCGTCGCCAACAATACCTGGTATCACATCGCCATCTCACGGGTGAGCGGCATTGATTACTTCTTCCTGGATGGTACTCTCGTTGGAACGCAAGCTGACACGACCAACTACACCAACCTCGGCTTCGCCGTTGGGGGCCACATCACAGGTAGCATGAACGACTACGAAAAGTTCCGCGGCTACCTGGACGAGATCCGCATCACCAATGGGGTCGGTCGCTACACCGCGAGTTTCACCCCACCGACGAACCCGTCGAAGCTGTCGTACATTGTCACCGAGGCGTTCAGTGCCGAACTGGCCCTGGCGTGGGACATGCGCGCCTACCTTGAGACATCCTGGGCCGTCGAGTGGGACATGACGTCTGACTTCGTTGTTTCTCAGGAATTTGCCTGGGGATTCTCAAATCCGTTCACGGTGATGCGCTGCATATCGTGGAGCGTTTCGATGCCGCTCGCCTCGCTCGGCAATCCGATGCCTCTCAGCAAAGTCCAGTCATCGTCCGCGCTGACGAACACCGACCACCGTATTTCAATCGATCACCAGGAGCAGACCTGCGGGTGAAGCCATGGCGCTACTAACAACAGACATAGAATTCCTAGAATCCGGAACACTCAATCTTGGCGGCGCACTCCAGGAGAGTCCAGTTACCGGAGTCGTCAATGACCTATTTGACCGTGTGACCGGCTCGGAAACGGTATCCGGGAGAACGGAATATCGATGCGCTTACATCCGCAACAGCAACCTCTTGCTCACGCTTTTCAATGCGCAGATATGGGTTCCCGCTGGCCCTGCCGCGGTCGGCGCGTCAGTCGAGATAGGGATTGGCGCGGCCGGGATGAACGCCACCGAAACCGCCATCGTTGACGAGGTTTCCTCTCCGGTAGGCGTTACGTTCTACGCAGCCAGTGATGTCGGTTCTGCGCTCGACCTGGGCGACTTGACACCCGGCGACTACATATCCGTGTGGGTCAAGCGAACCATTGCGCCAGGCGCGTCGGCAATCTCTCTCGACGGCATGACGATGGCGGTGCGCGGTGATGCGGAAGTAGATGCCGGTGGGGGGGCAGGTTAATCATGTCACTGAAACTTAATGCGCCGATCGACACGGCAATCGGGATCCTGAGCGACCTTGGCAGCGTGCGCTACTCGCGCGAGGATCTGCTGCAGTACGCGAACGATGCGCTCGACCAAATGGTTACGATCGCTCCGCACCTGTTCAACACAGAAGGGGAAGTCGAGTGTGTGCCGGATGAAACCATCCAGAGCGTCAGCTACGACGACGCGCACGCCCTGGTCGACATCCGCCGCGTCAAGGATGGCCCTGCCGTAACGCCGGCCGATCGTGCCGCACTGGACGCCTATGACCCGAACTGGCAAAGCCCTTCCAATGCAGGCATGGCCGTCAACTGGCTGGCGATCGAGGGCGACCCTGTGCGCTTCCTGGTCTACCCGCCTGCGCCAACTGGCCAGGTGTTGAAGATCATCTACACCAGGATCCCGGGTGAATACGGCGAGGGTGACGAGACTGACATCCCCGCGACGTATTCGGACGCGATCGCGGACTACATCGTCGGACGGGCCGAAAGCCGCGACGATGAGCATGTGAACAGCGGCAGGGCTGCGCAGTTCTTGGCATCATTTGTCGCAAAAGTAAGGGGAGCCTGATATGGCACGCAAGTTTAAGAATAACGCGCGTTCGCTGGTGGCTGGATCCGGCCTCACGGCTACCGCAACCACGTTGACCGTCACTACCGGAGACGGCGACAAGTTCCCGGCCGTCTCGTCGCCGGACTTTTTCAGCCTCACCCTGCAGAATTCCACCGGCCTGGAAATCGTCAAGGTGACTGCGCGCCCGGTCGGGTCTGACTCGATGACTATCGTTCGCGCCCAGGAAGGCACGATAGCGTCGGTATGGGCTGCCGGTGATCTTGTGTCGATGCGCCTGACCGCGGCAGCGCTGGAGGAATTCTCCACGGGCGATGCGTCGGCCATGGTGGTGACGCCAGGCGGGAACCTGAGTTCCGCGAACG